GCTAGTTGCTTGCGCTTAATTTTGGGATCTTTTGGAGCGAGAAGAACACTAACTGCAGTGAGCGCCAAACCAATTGCGAGGTTTGTAGCAATAATCGCTCCTGTACTTTTTGCGGCCGCTCCACCAGCCACAGTTGCTGTTGGCCCAGCTAAGCCTGTCGACGCTGCTAATCCAGCACCAATCGGGCCGGCCTGGAGAATGGCTTGAATATCAGGAATATGTGCATACTCAGCAGGGCGCACATGCGCCTTCTGCATTGCATAACGTACAAACTTTTTATACTCTTCTTCGCTACAACCAAGCGCATTAACTAGCGTTTTTTCATACGGTAAGAGCGGCGGATCATAAGATTGCGAACCGGTTTCCAGTCCACTGCCGATATATACGGATTGATGTAGAGGACGCCACTCTGCCATAAAACCCCAAAGGCCAATGGCCTTACGTCCAGCAATGCTATATCGCCATCATAACTAGGCCGATCAAGTCGGTCACAGTACCGATTTAACTCGCTCAACACCTGTCTAGGAGTCATTTCGTACCAAGCGCCCTTTACACCAGGGTTTTCAATCCCCATGCGCTCTAGCGCTTCGCACACCAAGTGGATGCAGTCGTCTTCACCGTAAACAAATCGCCGACCAATTAAGTCGCTACACATTCACCTGCGCGGTAAACGGGACGTTGCCCACCTGCTGCTGATACAAACGACGACCTGGAATGTTTGCCTGAACCGCATCCAGCACTGAGTTCAGCTTGACTTGGATCGAAACCTCATCCCAGCCGCCCGAAGCGCACGCACCGAAATACTCGTAAAGCGTTTTCTCCGTGGCATAGGTTGATGTATTCCACAGGATCGTTGTCACCTTGGCGACATAGCTATTGTCCAGCGCCTCTACTACAAAGTTGCGCGACACCTGCGTATTGGCAAACTGCAGCGTTGCGTCCAAGTTGTCTCCGCGAAACGAAGCCATCGCTCCACCGAAACTGAACGGCAAAAACGAGTAGTTGCCTACGTTCTGGCCAACTGCATAGTTTTGGAAGCGGTACTGGTTGATCTGACCGGTTCTGCCGATGTCAAGAAGGTGACCGTACGCAAATTCCATCAGACTCCAATCCTCCGGCGCATAGCAGCTGAATTACGAAGCGAGCCCATGGCTCTACGCTCACCTTCAACAGCACCCTGTTGCGCTGCTCTTGCAAGTCCAACCTGGAATTGCTCAGCAGTGACGTAATCAACGTTGTTGATGCGCTCTACGTTAAAGCGAACGTCGATTGGTGCGGCAACTGCTGTTCCGCCACCTTCGCCTGACGTTCCAGAAGCTCCTGCTTCAGGGACAACAGCAGAACCGCGAGCACCACGCGAGTAACGCGCCATGCTTTCACGCATCTTATTTTCTGGGATGACGTACTCGCCTTGACCGCCTTCACCGACAAGCGCACGAGTGGGGCTGGAAACAAAGCCACCCTGCGCCATTGGGAATACAGAAGGGCTAACAGAGTTAAGAGCCGTTCTGATGCCAAACTGCAAGAACATCTTGCCGACATCCTTGAGAAGGCTGGAGACGATTGATTGCAGGCTCTTCGTGCCATCGATGGCAGCCATAATCCCGTCAACCAGTGCGTTTTCAATGGCAGAGCCGACTTGTTGATATAGCTTCTCAAGCCTTTCAACTTGCTTTACCTGCTCTTCCAGTGCAGCATTCCTCCTAACAGCAGCCTCAACATCTTTTTCGTTTAAGCCCTCAACTGACCTAAGAATCTTTTCAATCTCCAACTGCAAGCGAACTTCTTCTTCGTTTCCTTCCAACTTGCCTTCAAGCAATCTCCTCTGATCCTCCAAAGGCCTCAAAACGTCTTCTTGAGCCTCTTTTAGCTTTATAGCTTTTTGAAGATCCTCGCCTAACGCTCTACCTATAGCCTCGCCTTTTCTTGCATCAAACAATTTCTTGGTAGCGTCAGCAGCCGCTAAACGCTCTTCTGTTGTAGCAGACTCAAGTTTATTGATTTTATCTAGCTCTGCGGCTCGTTCAAAATCAAGTTTTTTCAACTCCCTCGCAAGGCTGCCTTCTTGCTGCATAATTTGCAGCCCTTCCTGTGCTTTTCTAAGTGCTGTAGCTGCTTTTTCTGAATCTGTTACGCCTCCTGCCGCTCTACCGCCCGGAGGTGTAATTGTTCTCAAATCTTTTGGCGTAACAGCAATCTGAGGCATCAACCCTGCTTTTTCCGCAAGCTCTAGGCCCGCAAGTGCTTGAGCCTCGCCTAATACTCCCATTTCTGTTTGCGTGCCTCCTCCAAACGTTCCTCCCCTTACATTTTTCGAAACTGTTCCCCGAACCTGCGCTTCAATAGCTTGAATTTGGGCTACTTGCTCAGCAGTTCCGCTTTTTAAAATCCTGTCTCTGACTGCGACAAAATCCTGTTGAGCCGTAGGCTTAAGGCCTTCGTTTATACCTCCAAGAATTTTATTGATAAGCTCCAAGAAACCGTTTAAAGGACCTGAAATTAAAACTTGAAGCTGGGTCGTCAACTGATTCCACAACTTTGTCGTCTCATCTGTAGTAGCTCCCAAGTCTTGAAGCGCAATAAGGCCAGACGTTCCAATGACATCTGTCAACTCGTTCGTAAGGAGTGTGGCAAGCTCTTGCACTTTTCCCTGCTCCTCAAGTTCGGCGGCAAGGTTTTCAGCCTCCGCGCTGCTAAACAAAGATTTTTCACGAACAAACTCAAGGGCTCCCCCCGTAGACTGCAATGCTTGTCCAGCCTGAGCAGCGCTTACTGCAAATGCTTCTATTTGACTTGCAAGCGCAGAAGCAGCAATAGCACCGCCAAGTCCTGCCGCTCCACCGCCAATACCGCCAGCTAAAGCCTGCACCGGGCCTCCGCCAAACAACAGCGGAAAACCTGCACCCGTAGCTACATCCCTAAATCTCTGGCTTTGAGCGATGCTTCGAAAACGTCGCCTAAATCGTGCAGAACGACTTTCAGGCTCCGGACCAATCGGAGAACTATAAGGAGTGGTTGAAACAGGAGTCTGCCTTAACTGCGTATTTACCTCGGCAATTCGTGCTGCTAGCTCTCTAAACATTTCACTTCCTCTGTCAACGTCAACTAAAACGTTTTCAAGCGCATTACCATAAGCGTTAAGGGCGTTAGTCGTATTTGCTGGCTTAAACGCAAGCAAGTCTTGGATAGAAGCACCTCTGGCAAATGAAACGCCGCCGCCTCCTCGCGCCATTAAGTTAAACGTTTCGGCAGTCGCCTTCGCTTCTCGGTTTAATGCTTTTAATTCGCCAAAAGCTGCTGAAAAATTGGTTTTTACGATCGCTTGAGTAAAGGTTGTCCATCCATCTTTAGCCCTTTTGGCTCCCGCTCTATAAGCTCGAAACTGTTTTTCTTGCTCTCTTAAAGCAGCAGTGCCTTTTTGTAAAATACCGGTCTGCTCATTAAACGCTTTTGCGGCGTCTAAAGCTGCTTTTTTGTTTGCGTTTATCTCGTCCTTTGCCGCCCTTCGCGCTTCAGAAACTTTTTTTTGGCTAACAGTTCCGCTTTTCTGTATATCTATTAAGTCTTTTTCAATGGCTCGCAGCTGCTTAAGCTGCTGAGTCAATTTTGTTAAGGGGCCAGACTGTACGTTTACGCCGATATTGATGCCATAATCGGCCATGGCTAAACGTACAGCGACTACTCAGCTCAGTCTATCGCGCTGACATCGCTCTGGCTCCTCTCTTGGAACGCGCACGATCCATGACCTTTTCCTCCTCCTCTGCTTTTATTTCGTAAAACGCTGCCCAGCCAAGCATTTCTTCTACGGTTAACTGCTCAGCAAGAACTGAAACAGTCATTCCTAGCTCCTTTGCAAGAAAGTAGAGAAACAGCCAGTCCTTACTTGCTTTTTAGGTCTGCCTTCGCTTCCTCCACCTTGCTTTCTGCGCCTGAAGACATCATGGCCAGTTGAATTTCCTGCAAAACGGCTGCTTCAACTGAGTTCTTAAGAACAGCCTTCTCACCATCTTGAAACAAGCGATTGCCGTCTGCATCCAAGGCCTTGCGGATCATCAAGATCAGCGCAAATTCATTGCCATCGTCAGAGTCAGCATTCTTCTGGATTGATTCGCGTTCAGCAATCGTCAGAGGGTGCCAGTAAACCTCCAGCACCACTTCGCCATCCTGTTCAACTGCGTGCTTGTAAAGCTGACTGACGCCAAACCTGTTGCGAAGAAGCTCTACAGCTCGCATGAAAAACTAATGTGCTTTAAATACAATACTACGCTGTTGCCGTAAATTGGCAAGAAATCACCCCAACAAAGTGCGATCTGTCTTCAATGTTCAACGGTGTAGGCCCAACAATGTCTAAAACCCTAGGCTTGCTGCTAAACGTGTCTGTGTAGCCACTAGCATTAACTGAGGTTAGGCCATCAATAACTGACTCGCTAATCGCTGAAAGCACTGCCGTGCCAGCGGATTTGGGCACATATACGTTGCACTGAATCGTCCCAGCGTAGTAATCCTGGGCCGCACCTTGGTTTTGGAGCGTGGACTGCCCAAAATTGACCGTCATTAAAATGTACTTCTTGGTTTTTCCCGGCGTTGTGAAAGCCACGTTGTCGTACACCATCAGTACCGTGTCATCAGCTGCTGCAACAGCATCCGTTACGGCTTTTTCAAAAGCAGCGCGAGCGTTTACAAGAGTCATTGCGCCACCTCGTTGTAATCAATATAGGTCTTGCCTTTAAATGAGCCAAACTTACCGACACCGCCCCTGCCAGCAACAGAAATCAGTGCCCGACGACGCTCTTTAAAATTACTTTTGACAAGTTTTGCCATCTCTGGACTTTGGACAAAACGCTGAACTCTTCCGTCCTCTAGCGCCCAAACCGCGTACTTAACTGTGTTGCCAATAAAAACACGACGCTTGTAGTTAAATTCTTGGTCAGGTGGATAAAAACGCGGGTCAATTTTATAACCTTTATTTACCTTGCTATTTGTGTTTCCTTTCTTGGCCCATTTAGCCTTACTAAGGCTAAGCCAGGGTTCTTTCAATTCATCAATCGGTTCAATTCTGCTTCTATCTGCCTTCCAGCTTGAAGCAAAAAAGCCCGTATAAACAGGACTGCGTTTCTTAGTAGCGAGCTTTCGCATAATCTCGCGAGTAAGTCGGTTGAAGCTTTCCTGCATATGAGCTTCAAGGTCAGGCATAATCTGATCCGTGCCAGCGCGTTTAGCCATTAGAACCTCACCAGCAGCTGATACAGATATTCCTGATCACCCTTAAACGTCCGAATGTCTGTGATCTGAGCAACGCGGTTTGACCCTGCATACTTCAGCGTTACCGTGTCTTCAAACGTAGGCTGGTTGTCTCCGATCTGATCAGGAGTGATATACAGGCGAGCCTTGCGCTCCTCACGCCCTTCCTCCTCCTCAGCGTCAACAAACTCAACTGGAACGTCGAAGGAGTAACTCGTATCCGTTGTCGTCAACGCTCCAGTGCTTGTGTTGTACGTCGGAGATGCCTTGCGGGTGTACGTGATCGTGTGATCAAACGACTTGCCTAGGTCAGCAACGACCTGTTTGGCAACGTTCTTAAAAAGCGTGTCGAGTGCACCTGCCATCTCAGCCCCTCACAACGCGGACAGAATACGAGCCACTGCCGCCCAGACAATAAGCCCCGAGATAAGACTGAAGCCAAGGATAAACGTCGAATACGTTGTTAACAGTTCCAACAGCCTGACTAGAAGTGTTGTACTTGACTTCCATCTCCCCAAGCTTGACGGACTCGTATAGCCCCGTATCGCCGGTAGTCCCTGTAATCGAGTCCGTGTCATTAGCCAGTGCGTTGGCTAACTCATAAGTAGCGTATTTAATGTCGTTTGGAATCGCGGAGCAAGCAAGCTCAACACGATCCACGTGATAATTGTTGCGAGGCCAGCTCAGGGCTTGATCTGCATCGCAGCGATCACCGTAAAAATTCAACGTGTCGATCCAGCGCGTAGCTGAGATCAATGCACGATTCTTTGCATCATCAGTCTTGTTGTCCCACTGTGTGCTGCTTGGGACGGTTTCAAAATACGTGTTGGCTTCTGCCAACGTCACATAGCTGTTGGCTGTCTCACTCTGGAGCGTGGCGTTGATCGTGGCAGCCATAGCAGCAAAAAGGGAAGGCCCCACCTAATGGTAGGGCCATTTGTCTCGTCAGGATCAGGACTTGAGGCCGTTATCCAGAGGAGTGTTGACGAAGATCTCAACCATGGGGATGAGGTCGATGTCGTAGGTAGCAGCCCAGTTGCTGCCGGTACGCAGGTTTGCAT